CTCGTCTTGAGATTCGTGTAGCACCAGGGCCATAGGTTAACAACGAGCGATTAACCATCACGGCGCCGCTCTCGCGGCGACTAAACATCACATCAGCAAACCCAGCATGCGCTCAGCGACCTGGGGAGCCTTCTTCTTAAAGAAATCAGTGGCAGTCTTCTGCCCGAACAGCAGCAGTTCCTCCTTGGCCTTCTCGCCGACGGTGCGGAAGATGGGCGCCACAGCGACTGCAGCGTGCACCTTGTGCTCGTCGGTAGGGCCAGCAGGCGGTGGCGTGTATGGCGATGCAGCAACCAAGCCGCCCGACGCACTACTCACATTGGGAATGCCCTCGATGTGGAAAACGACGTCCACGGAAAGAACGTCTGTCGCAACGCCGGTAGCACCACAGCCCTCACCGTACAAGTACAGCTGAGAGTGGCCATCAGTGCTGCCGTAGCCGAGGCTCGTACCGCCAGCGATAGCGAAAGTCGTGGGGTTACCCACGATCAGAGCCTGCTCCTGAAACTCGGAGCTGGCCTCGTTAAACGACTTGGCAGCCGGGCTCACAATGGGCATCGTAATCTCGATGCCACCGTCAGCCATGATCTGTGACACGGCAAACTGCTGCGAACGCGGGAAATTCAGCAGCGTAGACGGGAGTCCACCTGTCGTGGAATCGTACGGCGCATCAAAGCAGCCGTACCAATCGGACTTTGTGCCGTTCGTGGAGAACATAACGGGCACTTGGCGAGAAGCTGGACCGATGGCTGCATAAATGCGGCCACCACTCTTGGTAAAGTCGGTGATGCCCTTGAGGCGAACGCCCCAAGCCACCACACGGTACGACTTGAAACTAGCCGCCAAGCTGGCAGCCGTGGCAGTGCTGCGGGCAACAACACCCGTAGGAATAACGCTGTACTGAGCCTGGAACCCGCCAGACACGGACCCAATGCCACTCACGGCCGTAAGAAGCGGATGAGGGGCCAAAATTAGATCAAAAGCCTGGCTGGTGTTGGTGGTACAAACATAACTGCAGTGCGACTTGTACACTGCAGAAGCCACGGCATACGGCTCAGGCACGCGCGCCCCTTCAGCCTGCTTGCTGAAAGGGTGCAGCAGAGCAGCCGCATACTTGCTGGCGGAGCTCATCCCAGCCAGGCTCAGCTTGCCAAGGCGTGCGTTCGCCTTAGGCTGCTTCTTCTTCTTCTGGCGCCTCGGCCGATTGCCGCCCTTCGGACCCTTCTTCGACTGCAGCTGCAGCTTGGTGAAGAGCTCGTTGAGCGTCATCTTGGGTGCCATTGAAGCAATTGAGGCAACTAATACGCAGGACGAATCCCTGCATAAACCAGAAGTCCGTGACTTCATCAGCGGCGGGTGAGGTCGGCAAACTCGCGCGTCAGATCTCTGGTGAAATCTTTCTCGCGCAGTGCCTGGAGTAGTTCGGCCTCCATCAGGAGTTGGCTATGCCAGCCAACCCCGTATGCTACCTCGTAAGCGATACGAGCTGCGTCGGTGGGTGCCTCGGCTAAGCGACCCGTCCAACCGTACTCATCTTTCTTGTACAGCTCGTCCTCATCAAACAAAGGGACGCCGCCCAAATGCGCAGCATACCCCGCCACCACCCTGGCGTACGCCCAAAAGATTGGGACGCCAGAATATCTGTCGTTCAAAGCCCAGGCACGGGCCGCGACCCTGCCGGCCATGACTTTGTACGACACCCAGTTGTGATTAATGGCCCACCCAGCCTTTATCACACCCCTCTCGAGCGATGGCATAAAGTGCCAGACGCCGTCACAGTGAACAATCTTGCCACCAACAGCGGGCCAAGCGGTGCGATCCCCGAACCACCCCATGGCCTCAATCTTCAGTCGTTTACCGCAAGCCAAACCGGCCTGCTCGATAAACAGCTCGTCCAGCACAGAAACAAGACAAAGACGCCTGAACGCCTTGCCGCAAATGACGCCAATGTTGTCGTCACCTTCACAAATGGCTATGAACTCATGTGGTTTGAGCCCCAGCCACTTGCGAATCCTGTGCCAGAGAAATCTGCTGGTTCCCCAATTCATGCCAGAAGTGTACGATGCACCGCTCAGGAGCCGGAGCAGCTTCGACACCACCTTGCCGATCGAGGTAAACAACGTCACACCCTTGCGAAACATACGCTCAAGGTGACCGCCACGCAAGTTGCACCCTCCCAACACCAGGAGGCATGCTGTGGCCAGAATGTCTGGCTCCACGGTGTTGCTGTCACGTGCTATGTCGTCCAAGCAAACGACGTAGCAATCGCCGTCGAATTTGGCAACCGCTGTGGCAAGCGGCTTCCATTTGTCGTGTGTTGGCAAGCCTTTCCACGACAAACGCGTCTTTATAAACGACTCGAGGGGCACGGCCCACTGATGGGCCATGACAGTCTCCCCAGGGTCAAAATTGTGAATCACCCTTGGGGCCTTGCCAAGCTTCAATATCTCCACCTTAACCATAAGCTCGGCACAAACTTTGCGCGCATGCCGGGAAAATCCTTCGGCAACGTACAACATGTACGCGGACCAGTAATTACTGGCCCGTGTCGGCGACTTCTCGGCGACCCAATCATGAACCTCTTGGTCGCTCATCAAATTAAAGGTGTGGGAAATCCCATCACCCATGGCATCATACCTGCCGTTACGCTCTAATGTGGCGTACTCAACCGCGTCTTCAAATATGTTTGGATCCCACAGGTCACGTGGGACCTGGTCGGCGTGGTTCTTGGCCAAGCCGGCCAGCACGGTGCCAGCGTAAGCCGGCTCCCAGACTTGCCCGTATCCTATCACGGGTCCACAAGCCAAGGCAATGAGTCTGTTACTGGCATAGTAAGCCTCCATGCGCATGTGTCGTGGAAGTAGCACTCCTGCTGGAACGTCCACTGGAGTCGTGTACAAAGTGGTGTACATGGCTAAAAATACAATGGCTT